ATGTCTCGAGTTCCAATGCACGAGCCTTGGAGTCAGCATGAAAATATTAATCCAACACAGTTCAGTCCATTTGCAACAGATGTGCTAACAGGGTCTACAACTGCTGGAAGACAGAATCAATTACCTACTGCAAATTCTGCAACTTCAGTTACTCCTGCTAACATTCCTGCAGATTGGACTAAAGATGATGCTTTTATTAAAAAGGTTAATTCTGTGGCTGCTAGACTAAATGTTTCCCCTGCGGATCTATTGGCCTGCATGGCGTTTGAAACTGGTAGAACATTTGACCCATCCTTAAGAAATCGTATAGGTGCTACTGGATTAATACAGTTTATTCCTAAGACTGCTATTGGGTTAGGAACCACCACAGACTACCTAGCCAGCCTAACTCGAGTTCAGCAGATGGATTGGGTAGAAAAATATTTCTTAGCCGGTCCTATTGCTCGAGTAAAAAATCCTACATTAGAAGATCTATATATGGCTATACTTTGGCCGGTTGCAGTTGGCCAAAGTAATGATTATGTTATGTGGAGGGCTGGTAGTATTCAGTATCAACAGAATCCGTTAGATGTTGGGGGCAAAGGCTATATAACTAAAGCAGACGCCTCGTCTTATGTTAGAAGACAAATACCGTATGTTCAAAGTCAACTTGCGACCATTAAAACTGGAACAGCTTTTGCCTAATAAATACTATCATGCCATATAAAAATATTGTAATTACTCCTCCAAACGCAGTCAATCAACAGGCTGTACAAACTGATCATTTTTATCGAGGATTCAGTTCTCGTAATAATAGTAATCAGCACGGTAGCCTTTATGATTTTGAATTAATTAAGCAAGATATTATTAATCATTTTAATACAAGAAAAAATGAAAGAGTAATGAATCCTGAGTTTGGAAGTGCAATTTGGGATTTATTAATGGAACCACTTACCGATGAAGTTCGACAAATATTAACAGATGACATCACTGCTATTTGTACTAGCGATCCTCGAGTAACCCCTGTTCAAATAGATTTAACAGAATACGAGCAAGGATATCTATTAGAGCTGACCTTAAAATTAATTAAAACAGACCAGTCTGCCAATTTGAAATTATCGTTTGATCAAAAAATTGGATTAACAGTTTTAACAAATACTGTTGGTACAGTTAATTATATACCAGGTTAATTTTAACCATAAATACGTGATCTACAAAGAAAACTATGACTATTCCAGCAACTAACTCTAAACTACTAGTGGCCGAAGATTGGGTTAAGATATATCAATCATTCCGCAACGCAGATTTTCAAAGTTATGATTTTGAAACTCTACGCCGATCGATGATTAATTATCTTCAACAGACATATCCTGAAGACTTTAACGACTATATTGACTCTAGCGAGTATATGGCATTAATTGAGGTAATTGCTTATCTTGGGCAAAACCTTAGTTTTCGTATTGATTTGAATGCTCGAGAAAACTTTTTAGAAACAGCACAACGTCGAAACAGCATATTACAGTTAGCACAATTAATCAGCTACGTTCCTTCTAGGAATTTATCAGCAAGCGGATTATTAAAAATTGTAGGAGTATCTACTACAGATAACGTTATTGATATTAACGGAATTAATTTAGCCAACAGTGCAATTTCTTGGAATGACTATACTAATAACAATTGGTACAGTCAATTTATTACAGTTCTAAATTCTGCAATGAATGGCGCCTATGTATTTGGAACTCCGTACGATAAAGGTATTATCGGCGGAATACCAACAGAAGAATATGCCATTAATAGTTCTAATACAGATGTACCAGTTTATACTTTTTCAAAAAATATCAACGGTACAAGTATGGTGTTTGAAATAGTTCCGGCAACATTTTCAGATAGTTCGTTTATATACGAAAAAGCCCCAATACCGGGCGGAGCAATTAATTTTTTATATCAAAACGACAATCAAGGCGCTAGTAGTCCTAATACAGGATTCTTCATGTATTTCAAACAAGGGACCGTAGCAGCCACTGGGTTTTCTATAGACACCCCTGTGCCTAACGAAATAGTAGGCATTAATGCATCAAATATTAACAATACAGACACATGGCTATGGCAACTAGATGCTAATGGAAATTACAGCAATTTATGGACACAGGTTCCTGATATTGTTGGAAACAATGTAATATACAATAGCCTAGATCAAAATCAAAGAAATATTTTTAGTATTAGAACCCGTGATCAAGATCAAATAGACTTAAATTTTGCTGATGGAAGTTTTGGAAATCTTCCTAAAGGTAGATTTCAATTCTTTTATCGTACAAGTAATGGACTAAGTTACACAATCCGTCCAGATCAAATGTCTGGAATTTCTCTAAAAGTTCCTTATTTCAATAAGTCTGGACAAGGACACACGTTAACATTAACATTGGCATTACAATATACCGTAGCAAATGCTTCTTCAACAGAATCAAATGCTAGTATAAAAACTAAAGCGCCGCAGGCTTACTATACACAAAATCGTATGGTCACTGCTGAAGATTATAATATTACTCCACTAACAGTTAGTAGCAGTATACTTAAATTAAAAAGTATCGCCAGATCTACCAGCGGGTTAAGCAAATATTTTGATCTCAATGATGCTACTGGAAAGTATAGTTCAACTAACATTTTTGCGTCTGACGGAATTTTATATAAATCTCAACAAGAAGAAAATTTTCAATTTACATTTACTAGTAAAAATGATATATTTTCTGTGATTAAAAAACAGATAGAAGACATTTTAGTTAGACCTGGAATTAGATCTTTTTATCTTGATAATTGGCCAAGAGCATTATTAACAGATTTTGATTTTTCTTGGAATTTAACTAATAAAGTATCGGGACAAAGTCAAGGATATTTGTACGATAGTAATAATAAACCGTTAAGTCTTGGATCATATTCTAATAGTAATTTAATATATGTAACTCCTGGAGCATTACTACAATTTGATGGAAATTTGTGGGCAACTGTTCTTCAAGTAGTAGGAGACGGATCAAATAATGGATTGGGTAATTTATACAATGGCCAAGGTCCGTTAGTGTTAAGCACAGTAATACCTAATGGATCTCTTTTAACAGAGATCATTCCAGTGTTTATAAACAAATATTCGTATGCTTTTGAATCTGAGTTAGTTAGCATTTGTCTAAATCATAGAAACTTTGGGTTAACTTTTGATACGGTTGACAGAACTTGGGCCATTATCACAGATACAAATTTAGATTTAACCAGTCCGTTTAGCCTAAACTATCATAGAAATTTAGATAACTTAAACTTAGATGCTAGTTGGTTAATTTCGTTTAATTGGGTAGGTAACGCTTATAAAGTCAGATATAGATTTACTGATTATGTTTTTGAAAGCAAAGAACAAACATCTTTTTATTTTAACAATTCTGTAAAAAATTATGACTTTACAAATAATAAAGTATTAAAAGATCAAATTATAGTTTTAAGTACTAACCCAGATCTTAGTTTTAAGAATAACTGGAGTAATGGAACAATTGACCCAGATACGCTGTCGGTGTCGAATCAATTGGCTTTTGGAATTAACGGAGACTTTTATCTTAATACAGTAGATAATACAACATTTAGAAAAATTCGCGGTAGATGGCAAAAGCAACCTATTGGCCAGGCGTTAGATGACCTTGGTCAAGATTATGTATGGCAAATTGATAATTCGATTGTACAGTCTGATGGATACGTAGAACCTAAAAGAGTAAAAGTTAGTTTTTATGAAAATACTCAAACTAGACAGATTGATAATCCTGACGGGTTTGTTAATATTGTACCTGAAGATAATTATGTATATTTCAAATTATCGACTGATACTGTTACATATTACTTGTATACAGGAGAAGTGAATAGTGATTATGCTACCTCAGTTGATGCAACTAATGCCATTAATGCTGGATTAGTTCAAGCAAATTTAGGAGATTTATTTTATTTTTATGATCCCGCAGTGAATGTAGTTAAAAGTTATACACCGACAGCAATAAATCTTACAGATCCTTGGACATATGAATCTGAGTATCTTGCATATTCTGGAAGAGCTGACTTAAAAATACATTATATTCATAATAGCGGAGAAAATATTAGAATTGATCCTAGTAAGAGTAACATTATAGATATTTACATGCTAACTTCTGATTACAATACATCTTTTAGAAATTGGTTGATTAGCGGAGTAGGGTCTGAGCCTGCAGTGCCAACTAGTGCTAGTCTTGAAAGTAATTATTCTGCTAAGTTAGAATTGGTAAAATCAATCAGTGATCAAATTGTGTATCAGCCTGTTAAGTATAAAATATTATTTGGTAGTACAGCTGAATTAAATTTACAAGCAATATTTAAGGCTGTTCAAAGTCGTACAAGTACAGCCAGCGCCAACAGTATTACATCGAGAATATTAGATGCTATTAATGATTTCTTTGCTTTAGAAAATTGGGATTTTGGAGAAAGTTTTTATTTTAGTGAATTAACAACTTACGTAATGAATCTTTTAACCCCTGATATAACTAACTTTGTTATAGTTCCTTCGAGTTCTAATTCTGGGTTTGGAAGTCTATATGAGGTAGCGTGTCAAAGTAGTGAAATCTTTATCAGCGGTGCAACTGCGGCAAATATACAGGTGATAGGTGAAATCACAGCTAGTCAGCTAAATTCAAAAAATCAAATTATTACAAATGGAAGTTGAATAGATGGCTAATAATAAAATAAAATCAGTTAATTTTTTGCCAGAATATTTACGAACAGAAAAAAATAATAAATTCCTATCTGCCACAATAGACCAATGGATACAATCGCCGCAGTTAGAAAGAATAAATGGTTATATTGGATCTAAGGTAACTCCAACATACAATTCAACTAGTGATGTGTACATCTCAGAGCCATCTGCACTCCGTACCAACTATCAGTTAACTCCTGCATTAATTGTAAATGATGCATTGTTTAATGTTCAAGATGTGATTGGGATAGACGATTTAGTTAATGAGATTTCTCTTCAAGGCGGAAATGTTTCTAATTTTGATAGGTTATTTAGAAGTGATTTTTATTCTTATAATCCTTTTATTGATTGGGACAAGCTGGTAAATTATCAAAATTACTATTGGTTAGTAATGGGACCAGACACTATTGAAGTTTTAGAAACAGAAGATCAAATAATTAATGAAATCCTAAATCAAAAAAGTTATACTAATTCTACTACTGGGTTAACTCTAACCAATGGATTAAAATTAAGATTTATAAATTCAGAAGCCGGTGCATATTATGAAAATGATTATTTTGTAGAAGGTGTTGGAAGTGATGTTGGAATAAGATTAGTTAATTTCCAAGATTTAATAACTCCGGAACCAATTGCTGGACGGTACGATGAAAATTTTGATATTGCATTGTTTGATTTATATCAGTTTGATAATGTTAAAACTCTACCACTAACACCAGAATACACTACAATTAATAGAGCAAGTCAAGATATTAATTCTTGGTCAAGATATAATCGGTGGGTACATGCTGAAGTTATAAGAGTTACAGCGGAATATAAAAATCAAATACCAGTATATCCGTCTGAATTTAGAGCACAAAGACCAATCATTGAATTTGCACCAGACCTTAAATTATACAACTACGGAACAGTTGGTATTCCTAATGTTGATTTCCTTGATACAATTACTACTGACCCTACAAAAATTAACGGAAATTTAGGGTATTATATAGACCAAGTTTTAATAGAGCAAGGTAATAGAATTATATTCAATTCGTCTGCTGATGCTTCGATAATTTATCGTGTAACATTAGATCAAAATAAAACAATACAATTAATAGAAGATACAACTGTCCCAGTAGGGGCGGCAGTTTCTATTGATTTAGGAGTTATTAATCATGGTACTGATTGGCATTTTGATGGAAGTATATGGCAAAAATCTCAACAACATACGGTCATAAATCAAGCTCCGTTATTTGATCTTTTCAATGATGACGGAACAAGTTATAGTGATCCAATAAATCTTCCTAGTAATTTTACAGGAAGTCAAATTTTTGGATATACAATAGGTACGGGCACTGATGATCCATATCTTGGGTTTCCGTTAAAGTATAGAAATAATGTAGAACAGGGCGATTATCTTTTTACAAATTATTTTATGACTGATGTTATATCAATAACAGCTGGAACTCAATTTGTTATTGATATTTCGTCTTCAATAACGTATACTAAATTTTCTAATTTAACATACGGAGAAAAATATAATAATGTATGGACAAAAAACACAGGATATCAAGTACCTATAATACAGCTTCAAACAACAGCTGAATCTACTAGTTCGATCGCTATAACAGCAATTGACTCTCCAACAGATCAAGAAATAACATTAGAAGTATATGTAAACAATCAAAAGATTGATTCAGTTACAACATCAACTTCTGGACAACAATATCTAGTTAATTTTGATAACCCTCTTCCTGTTGATTCTGATGTCTTGTTTAAGGTTTATACAGATGTGCCTGCTAACACTAATGGTTATTATGAAACGCCTTTAGGATTAACCAACAATCCGTTAAATGGCTCGATATCTTATTTTACTTTATCTGACCTTAGTGATCACGTTAAAACGATGGCATTGCAATCTCCTGACTTCGTAGGAGTATTTCCGGGAGTTAGCAATTTAAGAGATTTGCCCAATATATCAGAGTATGGTACTAGATTAATTTCAAACGCAAACCCTATTGCATTTGCTAACATGTTTGTAGGTAAAAAAGAACATAGTGTAATTAATGCTATTAATAAAGTTAGTGAGCATTATACTCAATTTAAGCATCAAATAATTTCTCAATTAAATCGATTGGCTGATCAACAAGATCCGGTATCAGCACTTGATTTAGTACTTACTACTATTAATCAAGATAAAACAGTTTCAAGTCCGTACAACTTATCAGATATGGTGGGATATGGAACAGATAAAAAAGTTACAACATATACTGTTACTGATAATACTATTACCTCGTACGCAATTGATAAAGAATTTGACATATCGGTACTAAGCACACGTTCGGTATTAGTATATGTAAATGGAATACAATTAATATTAAATCGTAATTATATCTTTGAAGTAAACGATAATTATGTAACAATAAGTTCAGTCTTCGAAGATGATGAAATACGTTTAGGTTTGCGTGTAGGAGACATAATCACTATTGTTGATTACTCTGATACTTCGGGGTCGTATGTCCCCCCAACACCTAGTAAGCTAGGATTATATCCTGCGTATCAACCTAAAAAATACTTAGACGATACATATAATACTCCACAAATGGTAATCCAAGGTCACGACGGGAGTATTACAATTGCCTACAATGATTTTCGAGATAATGTATTATTAGAATTTGAAAAACGTGTTTATAATAATATTAAGTCAGCTTATCGGCCTGAATTATTTGATATTAACTCTGTATTCCCTGGAGCTTTTAGAAAAACTCAATATTCTGTTTCTGAAATAAATGGAATATTAGAAAGTAGTTTTGTTAAATGGTCTGGGTTTAATGGAATTGATTATATAAACAACACAACGTTTGATTCTGATAATTCAAAAACTTGGAATTATACAGGATCGTACATACCTCAAATTGATGCTCAAGTGTCTGGATATTGGAGATCAGTTTTTAAGTATTTGTACGATACTGATCGCCCACATACAAATCCTTGGGAAATGTTGGGGTTTGATGAAAAACCTTATTGGTGGGATGACGAATACGGCGGAGCTCCTTATACTTCAGCCAACACACACCTATGGCAAGATTTAGAGGAAGGTCGAATTAGAAACGGAACACGAGTTGGTATAGATACTTTTTATTCAAGGCCTGGATTATTTTCAGATAATCTGTTACCTGTTGATATTTCTGGAAATCTAGTTGATTTACCTGAATCGATAGTAACAAATATAACTCTTTCAAATCGTAGGCAAAATTGGAAATTTGGCGATCAAGCTCCAGCAGAAACAGCATGGAGACGTAGCAGTCAATGGCCGTTTGCTGTGCAACGATTATTAGCATTAACAACCCCTGCTAGCTACGCAAGTTTAATGTACGATACTAGTAGAGTTGGTCTAAACAACTCTAATCAGTGGATTTATAAAACAGATAACAGATTTTTTAATCTCAGTAACGTAGCAATTCATAATGAAACTGGTACGTTGACTAGCGGATATAGTGTGCTGATTAGTGAAACTGGTCAACAACGATCACAAAATTATATAACAACTTTGCGCAGTGATCTTTCTTACGTTAATTTTAATTTGTTTTATAAGGTAGGCGGATTTGTTAGTAAAAATACTTTACAGATAATCATTGATGCATACGAGCCTAATAGTAATAGTCCCGGAGCATTGTTACCTCAAGAAGATGTTACATTAATATTAAATGTTAGTAATCCTGTTAAGTCAATTGGCATATCTGGAATTGTTGTACAAAAGTCAGATAACGGTACTTTTATTATAAAAGGGTACGACACTCAAAATCCGTACTTTACTGTATATACACCTATGCGTAACAATAGCACTCCTTCGATTACAATAGGCGGTATCAGTGAACCATATGTAACATGGGTAAGTGATTTAGGAACAGGAAATACAGGGCTTTCAACGGCTGATACAACCACGGCAGCTTCTGCTACAGGAATTTTTTATCAAGCAGGACAAATAGTATCTAATAACGGAAAGTATTATCGAGTAACAGTAAGTCATAGAGGTGAAAGTGCATTTAATCCTGATTTTTATCAATTGTTACCATCCTTACCTACTAGCGGCGGCGCTTCTGCGTTAACAGCCAATAAGTTTGATAATATTCCAACCAAAGTATTATATGGGACAGAATTTAGAACAATACAACAAGTATATGATGTTATTGTAGGATATGGTGCTTGGTTAACTGATCAAGGATTTATTTTTGATGAATATAATAGTGATGTTAACGATGTAATTAATTGGCAATTCACTGGTAAAGAGTTTTTATATTGGACTACACAAAATTGGTCCACAAACAATGTGATAACGTTAAGTCCTTTTGCAGATCAAATAAAATATTCAAATAATCAATCTGTTGTAGAAAACATTTTTGACAATTATTACGAATATAGTTTATTATCTGCAAACGGATTATCATTCCCAAAGAATAATTTATCTATTAATAGAAACGATGGGGTGTGTACAATTGTAGCTACAACGTCAACAGATGGAATCTATTATGCCAAGTTAAATTCTATACAAAAAGAACACGCAATGGTGTTTAATAACACCACAATATTCAATGATGTTGTATATGATATTGAAACAGGATATCAGCAACAGCGTATGAAGATATCTGGATTTAGAACTAGTAATTGGACTGGTGACGTATCTAGCCCTGGATTTGTATACGACAATGTATCAATATCAAATTGGAAAGAAAATACATATTATCAATCAGCAAGTGTTGTTAGATATAACGGATTGTATTATTCAGCCCTAGGCAATATTGAACCTACATCTACTTTTGATTTCTTAAAGTGGGAAGTATTGTTAGAAAAACCAACCTCTGATTTATTACCAAACTTTGATTATAAAATAAATCAAATTCAAGATTTTTACAGTTTAGATATTGACAATTTTGATACTGCTCAAGAAAAGATGGCTCAACATCTTACAGGATATACACCAAGAAATTATCTAAACAATATTTTTACAGACCCAATTGCTCAATATAAATTCTATCAAGGATTTATCCGCGAAAAAGGAACACGTAATGCTGTACAAAAATTATCTAAAGCTACGATTCAAAATTTTCAAGGAAATATAGATTTTACTGAAGAATGGGCGTTTCGTATCGGAGCATATGGATCTTACACATCATATAAAGAATTAGAAAACATATTAGTAGAAGGTACCTTTTTAGAAAATCCGCAAATTATTCAGTATGTTGATGTTGCTCCGGCAGTGAACAATCTTATTTTTTATAGCACATCTAGTAATATAACTATCAAACCAGATAATTATGATCCTTCTAAAACTTTTTATGTTACTTCTGGTACATATAAAGAAAATAATTATATACTCCCTACAGCAGGATTTGTAAGATCTAATGACGTTACGTTTACTGCTTATAGTGAAAACAGTTTGTTAGATATTCTCAACAATCAGGTCCTTAAATTAGGTGATACAGCATGGCTAGGATTCAAGCAAAATAGTGAATGGGACGTATTAAGATATACACTTGTTTCTGCATCAGTTGTAGAAGCAATTGTGACAGTACCAGGGTCTGAAATAAGGTTTACTACTAATGGTCCACATAGATTATCAGTAGGAGAAATAGTATCGTTAACACAATTTACTGATCAACTTAACGGAATATATTTCGTAGCATCAATAAATTCACCAGACCAGTTTTCGATTAGATCAAATGAAATATATATAGATCAAACATCAACTCCTGGATCTGGTCAATTGTTTAAGTTTGTTACCGCAAGAGCATCAAATTTTGATTTGTTTCCTTCAGATAACGAACTATTAGAATTGCCTGAAAATTCACTAGTATGGACAGATAGTGATACAATCGATGGAAATGGAAAATGGGCAGTATACAGCAAAACAAAAAATTATTATCCTAGTGTTGTTTCAAGCGGCGCAGATTTTGAAGATGATCATTTGGGTTATAGCATTAGTCGTCTTGGAATTGATAATATATTTGTTGTTGGGTCACCTGGACAGAAATTTGATTACGGTAGTGTAACTGCTTATGTTAAAGTAGATGATATATCTCCAGCAAGGTTCAAATTTTTCTTAAATCAAGATACATTTAGACCTTACTATAATTCTCAAAAATCTAATGTAACAGCGTTTGGACATGATGTTGTCTACGATGATTACGTATTTCCCGGAACAAATAATGGATTAATATTTGTCGGTGCTCCTAAAACCAGTTATGTAAAAACAGTTTATAATACTACAACTAATATAAACATTGCACTAACAACTGCTACAGCATCGAGCTATGTTGAACAAGGGTTAGTAACTATTAGTTCTATTGACCCAGTATCCAACGAAGAAACTAGATTATTAACACTGGTTAGTCCATCTCCGTCTAAAAATGAATATTTTGGATCAAGTTTATATGTACAACTGAATACAAGTTCTAAATTATTACTAGTTGGCGCACCAGGAAAACCAAATAGTGTTGGGTCTGTTTATGCTTTCCAAGTAGGAAGTTACACTACAGGAACAACTAGTACATTGACTATATCTGTTGCTCCTGAATTGTTACCTAGCGAAAGTACTAAGGGTATGCAGTGGGGACATAGTATTAGCGGATCTGACGACGGATCAGTGATAGCAATTGGCGCTCCGGGGTATAACGATAAAACTGGTTTAGTAAATATTTTCCGCAATACTGGAACTTACCTACAGCAGGTAATTATTCCTCCAGATGATTTTGATATTGGTAGTGGATTTGGAGAAAAAGTCGAAGTATCACCAGACGGCTCCTACTTATTTGTTAGTGCCCCTAATGTGTATAGCTATACAGATAATAATAAATCATACGGTAAAGTGTTAATTTATAAAAACGTTGATGGAGAATTTGATACTAGCACGGTACAAATATTAGATAACCCATTAATAAGTTCTGGATTAAAATTTGGCCATGATATATCGATTAATCCCGATAACGATATATTAGTTGTATCGGCACTTGGAGTTGCATTAATTCCAACAGCATTTGACGAATATCAAACTCGAAATATAGGTGGGAAATCTATAGTTTCTATTGTAGAAACAACAAATGATTCTGGATCAACTGAATATTATACCGAAGTTGAACGTACAGGCTCAATTTACGTTTACAATAGAAAACACGATCGATTTGTATTAGCAGAGGAATTGCCTCCAATTAATCCGCTTAACGGAACTGACTATGGACATAGTTTAATAATTGATAGAGATAACAGTATCTACGTTGGTGCTCCTGCGTTTAACAATCAAAAAGAAAGCGCATTCTATCAATACAACTCAACTTCTACAAGTGCGTTTAGTTGGCAAACTTTAAGGTCTCAAGAAGACATGGTCAATATTGATACAATTAGAAGAATTGTTCTTATTGACACATTTAATGAAAAAGTTCTAAATTATTTAGAAACAATCGATCCAGCAAAGGGTAAAATATCGGGGCTAGCAGATCAAGAAATAAAATACAAATCTATGTTTGACCCCGCTATATATACTGTTGGAAGCACAGGAACAGTAGTTAATCCTTTAACTACGTGGACAGACGACCATGTTGGTGAATTGTGGTGGGATCTATCTAGTGTTAAATATCAATGGTACGAGCAGGGTGATTTAGAATATAGAAAAAATAATTGGGGTAAATTTTTTCCAGGATCGACGATTGATGTTTACGAATGGGTAGGATCACATTTATTGCCAAGTCAGTGGAATAATCAAGCCGATACTACTGTTGGATTAACACAGGGTATTAGTGGTCAACCAAAATTTATTGATGATTCGACGGTATCGGCAAAACAAATTTATAATTCGATTAGTGATTCATTTACAAATTATTATTTTTATTGGGTTAAAAATAAAGTAATAGTTCCAAACTCTATTGGTCGTAATATCAGTGCTTATCAAGTAGCAAAAATAATTGCAGATCCGATTGCTTATGGAATTCAATTTGCCAGTGCGCTAAGTGCAGATGCAATTGCATTGGCTAACATACCCCCATCTCCAATAGGTAGTAATGTTAGTATTAATATTGCAATGGATCTTAATACAACAGATATACCAAAGCATACAGAGTGGTTACTATTACAAGAAAATAATGTTAATAGTATGCCCGATACTTTATTAGAGAAAAAACTTCTTGACAGTTTAATAGGACACGACAGTTTAGGTAACTTAGTTCCCGATCCGACTTTATCTCAACGACAAGCATACGGAATAGAAATTCGCCCTCGTCAGAGTATGTTTGTTAATCGATTTCAAGCCTTGCGTAATTTATTAGATTTTACTAATAAAATTCTTATTAATAATCCTGTTACTGGAAATTACAGTTTCAAAAATCTTGAAACAAAAGAAGAACAACCAGATCAATACAGTCACGAATATGATCAAATTTTAGATATTCAAACAGAGGCAGATTTATACAACTTAGTTGATACACGACAACTTACCGCAGACACCGCGGCAGTATTAACCGCTACAATATATAACGGACAAGTAATTTCAGTTGATATAGTTAATCCTGGCTTTGGATATTTAATATCTCCAAAAGTTACTGTAATTGGAAATAGTAATGATATTGCTGTTATAACAACTGAAATTAACAGTGATGGGCAAATTATCTCATGTACAATTGAAAATGCTGGATCTGGATATGTGCAAGCTCCTGAATTAACAGTTCGACCATATACTGTAATTGTAAACAACAACCCAACGTCAAATAATAAATGGTCAAAATATGTTTGGGATGCTTTTAATAAACGATGGACGAAAGTTCATACTCAAAAATATAATACAGCATTGTACTGGAATTATGTTGATTATTCTAGTTCAGACTACAATTATTTTAGATTGTTTGATTACACAATTGATTCTACATATGAATTAGAAACGTTAACCGAAGTAAAACATGGTCAATATATTAAAATAAAAAATATAGGAGACGGAAGATCTGTTGTTATAACTCCGGCGGTTCAAGGCACATACGGCACGTTTAGTAATGAATACGACTTGTTATGGAGTCAAAATGGTACTATACAATTAAGTGACAATCTTTGGAATGTTCCAGCTAGTCAGTTAGGGTTTGATCAATACAATAATTATGACGAAACATTATATAATCAAGCACCAGATCTTGAACTACAATACATATTAGCCTCATTAAAAAATGATATATTCATTAACGAATTAAAAATTAATTGGAATTTATTTTTCTTTACAGCGGTAAAATATTGTTTATATGAACAAAAATTATTAGACTGGGCATTTAAGACTACGTTTATTAATGTTACAAACTACGCAGGAGAATTAGATCAGCGTTCTGTTTATAAAATTGCATCTAGCGAATACTTTGAAGATTATATAAACGAAGTTAAACCCTATCACACACAGATTAGAAGTTTTACAACTAATCAGACTGTGTTAGATCCGATTGCCGCATATAATACTGATTTTGATCTTCCTTCTTATTACAATTCTGCTAACGATCAATTTGAAATAGTAGAAGTTGGAAGTACATTAACCAACTTTTATCCTTGGAAATCTTGGAGTGACAATTATTCATATTCCGTGGGTGAAATTACAGTAAATCAAAGAGGTGAAGGGTATACAGAAGCTCCTAACTTAATAATATCTCCTCCAGATTTACCTAATGGAACTACGGCCACTGCCGAAGCATACATAGGATTGAAACATATTTCGTTTGTTAGGATTATAAATTCAGGTACTGGCTATATTAAAAACCCAACAGTTTCTATCACTGGTGGTGGATCAGTTACAACCACTGCAACCTTCTATGCAAAATTAGTTAATAATACAGTTCGTAAAAATATTGTAGATATTAAATTTGATAGAATTTCTTTAGGAGATGAAATTGGTAATTTACAAGTTACTGATAGATTTGTTTGCGACGGATCACGGAATGAATTTATACTAAACTGGTTAGCACAGCCAGATAAACAAAAAATAAATGTAACATTAGATGGTGATGTTGTATTAATTGCAGACTATTCTATAAAGTATTATACAGAATTCTTTAATGGGTATAATAAAAAATACAGTAAAATAGTATTCTTAAACTATATTCCACAATATAATCAAATATTAAAAGTAGAATATGAGAAAAATATAGGTCTAATGACAGCTATAGAAAGACTAGGATATTTTACTGATATTGTAGATTTTAGTACAGTTACTTCTGGATTGGTTTACCCGCAAACAAGATTAGAAGGTCCTGCGTTTGGACATTCGTCAGCTTGGACAGAAGCATATCCAAACTACGATACATTTGCCTGGGCAGATGAAGTTGCTAACTATGCTTCTAAAGAAGTAGTGTCATCTAGTGACAACCTTGCACACCCTAATTGGACTTCAGTAACGGTATCCTCTACAGCAGACATTAGACTTTTCCAATATGCAAACGTTCCATCAATACCTACTAACATTTTTGTTATATATACTGGAACTATTTACAACTCTACATTCTCTGCCAATCAGTATGTAACTGCAACTGGTGCTTTGCAAGTTATGGAAATTGGTGAAGGATTTGTGATAATAAATGGTAAAGTAGATTTTACTCTTCCAAATGCTCGAGATTTACAACCGGGAGATGTTATTGAGTTTTGGGATAACGATTCAAACTTTAGTGTACTAGATAGTATAATTCAAGGAGGTGCATGGAGCACATCTACTAATAGCGGGTTTATGAATGTACTTGGCATTGACCCTGAGGATGTAGCAGTTGATACAACTACTGGTCTTTATTATCTTGGTGGCACTAATACAATAGTAGACGGTGATGGGTATTATACTGACAACACTGGTTATACTCCAGAAGAATTGATATCTGGGCAAGCATCAGACAGCTTAGGAATTAACGTTTATACTAAGGAACTAGTTGGAGCTCCAACAATTTATTCTTCCTCTGCTCCTGTATTAGCCGGAGTTAGAACATTTGTTCCTATGAAATTACTGCCGCCAAGTAAAGATAGTATAACGGTTAATTTTAATAATCAATTGTTTAGATATAATGCTACTACTTCTACCACTGATGCTGAGAGTTTTTCAATCGATTGGGGTAGTTCAACTTTAATACTTCCACCACAGAATATAGGCGGACTAGTGGGGTATACTATTATAACTTCAGGCGGCGAAGGATACATAGATACTGATTATCTAACATTTGCAAATCGATCATCGGCGCAGTTGTCAAGTTTAGCAGGAGAAAGTACAGTCAAGTCAGTATATGTAACCTTAGACGGAATCGCTCTTTCTACAACAACGTCAACGTCAAATCCGTATTATGAATTTGGAAATGTAAGTAGCAATAATTATAGAGCCGCAGTAAACATTTATAATGCGTCGACTACCACGTCACACTTAGCACAAGCGTGGTTTTTTGTCAGTAAGTATAAACATTTTAATGAAGTTAAAGAAGAAGGATTTGTATTCTCTATTGCAACTACTTCAACCTACGAACTTTCTCAGCCTCCAGGAATTATTGGACCTCCAGAAGCAAATATAATTGTAGAAGTTACTGATAGTTCTGGAACTCGAATTTTACAACCGCCTGATATAAAATACTATGAAGTAACAGACCCTGCCTCACTAATTGGAGATTTATTTTTTGGAGTAGAGTCGATTAATATTGCAATATATAGGAATGGTCTTGAATTAGAATTTGGATTTGATTATTCAATTCTTGGAAATCAGATTAAATTAGTAAACGGTGTTAGTATAGCGGGAGATGTTATAGCTATTGTAACTACTGATCCAAATCGTAATACATCTAGTGTTCCGTTCTATGATTATTATATTGACGGTAATTTTTTAGTTGTTGACCCCCAAGGACAATTTACTAGTTCTATTCCTAATTATAGCACTGGCGGCGCGGCTGTGATCAAAGCTATAACGTATACAAATCATGATAGTATGTTGATGAGGAAAGAAACATTCAACGGAAACACTAGTGGTCGATATAAAATATCTCGTCGAGTGTTCAATGACAACTATATATGGGTCAGTGTTGACGGAGTTGCACTAATTAATAAAGTTGATTATGTTATATTAGAAGACCAAGTAACGGTTCAGCTAAGTGATCAGTTTAGTAATTATAGTATAGAACGTATAACAATTACTTCTCTTTCAAGCGACCCGTTATCAACAACAGTACTTGGGTACAGAACATTTGTTGACATGTTTAATAATACACAGTTCAAACGATTAAGCGCACAAAATACTACATATCTTACACAACCCTTAAGTTTTAGCGATACTGAAATTCATGTAGCCGACGCTGGAGTATTAAGTCAGCCATTGATTAGTAAAAAAATTCCCGGAGTAGTAATTATTGCTAGAGAAAGAATTGAATTTTTCCGTGTGTCTAATAATACATTAAGTCAATTACGCCGTAGTACTCTTGGAACAGCACCTAATTTTTATAATGACATTTACACAAAAGTAATTGATCAAGGTATTACTCAAACAATACCGTACTCAGAAAGAATTTTGAAACAAACATTTATCAGTAATGCTGGATTTCCAACAAATGAACCTTTGACTACAAATACTTACATTATTTCTACAACAACAAATTCTGTTTATTATACAAAAGACACAATCACAGTGTCTAATACAAGTACTGCTATTTTACAAAGTAATACATACTATAATAATTTAGAGCATATACAGATTTCAATTAATGGACAGTTAGTTGATGATCAAGTTTATCAAAATGTCGATCTTACAACTTTAGCAGTTGTAATGTCATCTGATCCTCCTAATTTTGTGTCATCAACCTGCACTGCGGTGGCCTTGGTATACGGATTATCTACATCGAGTAGCTACGTAATTGAAGCGTGGTTTATTGGTAAAGGTGCAACCCCTGCAAACTCTGATGCTCGTCGATTTGCCAATGACGGAATTACGTTACAATCTGCACCAGTTGATTCTACTAAACCAATTCCAGCAGTAGACCAAGTTGAAGTATATTATGGCGGACGCTTATTAAGAAAGGCAGGGATGTTCCATCAAGATACAACGGTGTCTTACGATAATCCAATAACTTCTTATACTACGGCCACTGTAGCCACTGCACTTGATTTACCGCAGAAAACTAAAGAAATTGGAGTTGCTTATATAACAACCGACACAAACCAAGTATGGGTTTATACAGGATCAAAAGAATTTGATGCAATTAGTGGTTATGTTTATAGAGGATTAAATTATTTGCCACCCGAATTTAGTATTAATACTTCGACACAAGAACTAACACTAAATATACCAGAAGGGTTAGAATCACAGCATCCTGTTCGTATAGACATAGTTAAACGAGAATTTAATATTAATACAGAATGGAATGATGTAGATCCTGAAAATTCTAATAAAACTTTAAGTATTATGAGTAGCACATCAACACAGGCTCGATTCTTACAGGCACGCCCTGCAGAATTACCTGACAATTATTATTATGGTGGATCTCAAGGTTTAATAGACAATTCAGGATTTGAACTAACAATAGGCGGAGAGCCACTAGGAGGATTATAAAAATGCCAGAAATATCACAGTTACCAATTATATTAACTGCCACAAATCAAACTTACCTTGTTTCTGTAACCAACGGTGTTGCACAAAGATTAGCCTTTAGTGGAGTTAGTCAAATTGAGGGACCTTTGGGATATACAGGATCAAGGGGTGTTGGGTATACTGGATCTGTTAGTAATATTCCTGGATATATTGGATCAAAAGGATTTACAGGATCATTTGGATTCGTTGGAAGCTCTGGTGCTTATGCCGCTGTGGGATTTTCTGGAAGCCGGGGGTCTGTTGGTTTTAATGGAAGTTTAGGATATACTGGTAGTCAAGGACAGGGGTATACAGGAAGTCGAGGAGAACCAGGTTCTGCTGTTGACAGAGGATTTGTAGGAAGTCGAGGAACCGCAGGAGTTAATGGAACACTTGGATTTACTGGTAGTAGAGGAGATACAGGAAATACTGGTGAGACTGGGTTTGTGGGATCAATGGGATTTTTTGGAAGTAGAGGATTTGCTGGATCAGCAGGATTAAATGCTACAGGATACTTTGGATCGAGAGGATTTACTGGTAGTAAAGGGGAGACCGGATCAGGATTTACAGGATCAGCCGGTGTTGGATTTCGAGGAAGCCAAGGCGAACAAGGTCCACAAGGACCACAAGGTATCCAGGGAACTGCCGCCGCAAGTGTTGCAGTAGGTAACGGGTTTATTGCTTATGGTAATGGGTCTGGGATCACAGGAAACAGTTTTTTAACCACAGATGGTAATGGAAATTTATCTGCTTCCGGTGATATAACAGCGTTTGCAACATCTGATCAAAGATTAAAAACTAATATAGAAATAATTGTAGATGCTTTAGATAAAGTTAATCGTATTAGTGGTATAACGTTTAATTGGAACGAAAATGCAGAAGGTAAAGACCTTACTCGTAGAGAAGCAGGAGTTTTAGCACAACAGATTCAAGCAATATTACCTGAAGTTGTAACAGAACGAGAAAATGGCACTTTGGCTGTTCGGTATGAATTGTTAGTTCCGTTGCTTATAGAAGCTATTAAAGAGTTATCAACAGAAGTTAACAAATTAAAAAATTCTTAACATATGGCACTCCCGATATCTGGACCTCTTTCTTTTAGTGCAATAGCAACTGAAGCTGGCGATTCGGGTTCTCATTACTTTGGCGAAAGCGTTTTTAGGGCACTGATCAATAAACCATCTGGCCCTGTGAGTTTTAGTAATTTCCGAGGGGCATCTTTATCAGCACTTTCGGGTACTGGCACCACTTTACACAGTGCCGGCTCTGGCTCTGCTAATTTATTAATTGAAAGAATTGGAGCACCAACTAATGCGATTAAAGTAACAATGAGTATTAACGGAGCAAATGCTGTTTGGAATTTTACTACAGATGGTGGATACGGTACATATACTTCGGCATTAACATCTGCTAATAACGGAAATGCGGCCTATGCACTAACTCAGGCATTTTACGGACATTCTGCAAGTGGCTATGGCTGGGTAAACTATGACGGAACTAATGTAATGATATCTATTGATTTTGGAACTTATTCATTTGCATCTCCTCCAAATATTTACGGGAATTTCCTTTCAAATCAGGGGTTAGGGGTAGGATGTCCTCCAGACGGAAGCAACAGTCAAACAGGTACAGTTGCCCAGGGAAGAAGAGATGCGGCGCAAATGCTGAACCCTCTCTATACAGAAAGTTATCCAATTAGGAACGGATATCCTGGTATTGTAACAAAGTTTTATCCAGCAACTAGGATAGCATAGAATAATGTATAGAATTTTAATAGCATAAATATCATTATGGGAACAGATAAAATGGATCAAAAACCAAACGAAATTGGCGGTGTAAACGTCGTGGGTCATATTAAAATATTTGACCCTACAACTAATGAAGTCTTTATTGACAAACGTAATGCTATTCATCACGAGAATTTTAGTAAAGCATTAGCAAACAGTATAAGTAATCAAGGTCGTGGAACCATTGCAGAAATGGTATTTGGAAATGGCGGAACACGAGTAGATCAAACAGGCATTATTACGTATCTTACTCCTAATGTTATTGGATCTGGTTCAAGTTTATATAATCAAACATATTACAAAATTGTTGATGCGGCTAGTGCTAGTGATCTTGATCCTGCTAGAAATTATATGCAGGTACGACACGTTGCAGGTGCGCCGTATTCAGATGTGCTAGTTAGTTGTTTATTAGATTTTGGAGAGCCTAGTTCTCAACAAGCGTACGATAATGCCACTAATGCTGACAGCGCATTTGTATTTGATGAATTAGGATTAAAAGCCTACAGCCCCGACGGAGCAAACACAGGTGATTTATTAACCCATGTTATTTTTCATCCTGTACAAAAGTCGTTAAATCGCATGATACAAATTGATTATACAGTAAGAATACAGAGTCTTACTAGTGGAATGTAATAATGCCATATACAATAAAATTCACTGACCCAAGTAAAATAGAAACTATCACAGTACCTGATATGCCTCCTGGCATTAATACTGTTGATACTGATTTGAATCTGTTAGGTCGAGGATATCCTAATTATGGACAAAAGACAGCAGAAAACTTTGTTCATTTATTAGAAAACTTTTCTAGTCCTGCTTATCCAGAAAATGCTATTCAAGGTCAATTATGGTATGATAACAGTACCAACAAATTACAGATTAATCGTGCATCTTCGGGGCAAACATGGACCCCAGCAGGTGGAGTTTGGCAACAAGCCGACGAACCAGTAGACGCTATTACTGGAGATTTATGGGTTGATACAAATAGTATTTTATTAAACATTAAAACTGACACAGGATGGTCACAGGTTTCAAACACCAGTACAGGATTTACAGGTGCTTTTGCATCTTTATTGTATGATGATGTTGATACTCCGCATTGGGTAATAGAACATAAAGTTCAAGACATAACTATAGCAGTTGATTCTGCCGATTCGTTTTTCCCTAATCCACCTATAGTTAATTTTCCGTTTCAAATAAACACTGGTACTACTATTACAACTCTTGGAAAGTTCTGGGGAAGTTCTCAATCTGCAGACGGATTAAATCTTTATTATGGTAATCAAACTTTAAGATTACCGACTGATCGGTTTTTTGTTAAAGACGATTTAACACTCCCAGGGCCAGGACAAATAATCACAGGTAGAGTATATTTTCAAAATACTCAAGGGGTTGTATTAACTACACAAGACGACCCAACAGGTGCTAGTAATGGTACAATACAATTATTAAAATCTGGCAATAATTTAGAAATTGTAAACAATATCAACTATGGTGATATTTTATTAAAAACTAATTTTGGCACAGGAAAAGTTAAAATAAATTCCACAGTGGCATCAAGGTCTACGTCTACTGGAGCATTAATTGTTTCTGGAGGAGTTGGTATTAGTGGAGATGTTCATGTTGGCGGATCATTATATCTATCAACCCTGAGTAATTTTCATTACACATCATTAGTAACTGGATCTTCTGATAATGTTTTTGGAGGAGCACCCGGTCAATTAGTTTACCAAGAGTCTGCTGGTACAACAGGATTTGTTAACACAGGTACAACAGGATCAATCCTAGTTAGTAGAGGGGCCGAAGTTCCAATCTATGTTACAACTTCAAGTATATATGTTGCAAAATCTGTGCAAGCAGATACGCTAATGGGCGGAACTGCTGGACAATTTGTTATTCAAACTGGAACAAATCAAACAGGATTTATTAGTACAAGTAGCATCTATGTTAATTCTTCGGTTTATACAGATAACATAAAAGGTGGTGCAACAGGAAGTATTCCTGTACAAGCGTCATCTGGTGAGACAGGATTTTTAGGAGTAGGAACTCCTGGTCAAGTATTAGTAGTTGATGGTGATTCTCCTACTTGGGTAGATCCAGCAGTGGTATCAGTTGTGCTTATCCAAGCGGCAATTGCAGCCGCAATACCAGATGGAGTTATATTATTATGGAGTGGAAATACTTCAAATATTCCAGAGAATTGGGCGTTATGTGATGGTAATAACGATACTCCTAATTTAACAGATAAATTTATTGTAGGAGCCGGGAATACTTATGATTCTGGCGATGTTGGCGGTACTGCTGATGCAATCGTTGTTGCTCACAACCATACAGCATCTAGTTCTGCTTCGAGTTCTGCTTCGAGTTCTGCTTCTAGTGTAGTTACTGACCCGACTCACAGTCATACAACAACAGTTCCTTTTGGCCCAGGAGATACATCATATTCCGGTGGTGGTGGCGGAAACTTTGGTGGAGTAACAAATACATATGCTAGTTCGGCTGCGGGAACAGGAATAACAGTAGCAACTAGCGTATCAACTAATGTAACAACAAACGTATCGACTACAGTTGATAGTACAGGTGATGGCGGGAGCAACATGAATTTACCTCCGTATTATTCATTATGCTATATTATGAAAGTACCACCACCGCCTGCACCACCTGCACCTTAAGGACTACTAATAACGGTTTAGAATATTATGGCATATACACTTTATAACTCCGACGGCACTATATTAACTATCCTTGCTGATAATACAGTAGATCAATCTACGACTAGTCTTGCTTTAGTAGGCAAAAATACTAATTCTTATGGTCAATATATAAATGAGAATTTTATAAAACTTTTAAGTAGCGGAGCTAGTTCAGCTGTAAATCGTCCTCTTAGCCCAATTACTGGTCAATTTTGGTACAACATTGTCTCGGGACAGTTACAGATATTTGATAATGAATTAGGTTGGAGAAATGTAATTGGAGCTGAAATAAATCCTAATCTTCCTGATACTTTAGCAGTTGGAGATTTATGGTTTGATCAAGATAATAAACAGTTAAACATAAAGATCAATGCTAGTTCTTCAACATGGGTCATTGGGCCTGCATTTAGTTCAATTATTGGCGATAACGGATGGATTGTTCCTGAAATTAATATACTTGATACACAGGGTAATAATCAACAAGTATCTTTATTAAAAAATTACGGTACTACTATTGGTGCAATGAGTTTGTATGAATTTACAGCAAGTCAAAGCGACAGTCTAGCATATTTTAATACAGCATCTGCTGTAGTAGCTAGCGGATTAACTATCCAAGGGGACATATATTATACAGGAAAACTAATTAACAAGTATCTATCTTTAAGTATTGATTTACAATCATTGTATTTCCAACAAGGTAGCGCGGCTTCTTTTTCACCGTATGATTACAGTAGTATTGTTGCTTTTCAAAATCCTGCAATTGCAAATTATCTTGCGTTGATGTATCCACCTGTAAATAATAATTTATACGGGTTATATGATGAACCAGGATTACCAGTTGGATCAGAAGCTCGAGTGATGGTACATACTCCTGCACAACAAAATACAGATAACGATTACGATGATTATCAAGTAAGACGATTCTCAATTGTTTACGATTCGGGAGCAGAACAAAATAGATGGGATTCAGTTATGGTCTATCCTATTCCAGGATACACGTCTTTAAGTAATATAGTACCAGATCCTAACCCAACATTTACACCCACTTGGACAAATGTACCAGAGTAACTAAGGAATATCATGCCATACCTATTATACAAAACTAACGGAAAAGTATTAACAACAGTTGATGATTCAAATGTGGATATTAGTACTAGCTTAAATCTTGTTGGTAAAAATTATGCCGGTTATGGATTAGCTATAAATGAAAATTTTGTTTATATTTTAGAAAACTTTGCCAATACAACAGCTCCTGCTAAACCTATTATTGGACAAACTTGGTTTGATAGTACCCCTACACAAAATAAATTAAAAGTTTACGATGGTGCCGGCTTCAAGGGGCTAGCAACTATAAGAATACAAAAGAGTGTTCCTATTTCTAGTGTGGTTGGCGACTTATGGTGGGATACACAAAATACCCTATTAAAAGGATTTGATGGATCAACTTATCAAATTATAGGACCTAGTTTAAGTATCAAAGCCAACTGGTTACCAAATGATGAATATTCAGGTGTAAGTAGTCCTGCTATAACAATACTCCGCGGTAGTATTGGTAATAAAGCAATTGCGGTAATGTCAGAAAATAATAGTTATGAAATATATTCAGACATATATGGATTTACTCCTTATGAAAGTGTGGATCTTGAGCCCAGCCGTTTTTCTAATGTTATTAGAGGAATAACTCTTGCTGGAGCAAACGATGGTACAGATCCGACTGCTCCATTAGGAAGTACTCGAGGACAGGGATATTATTTTTGGGGAACAGCCGCAGAGGCATTATCGGCGGTTAAATCAGATACTGTTTCCTTAACAACATCAACAGTTGGTGACACATATTATGTTCCATTAGCAAGTACTAGTACTGGTAATTCAGTATTAGCAACTGATTCTGGTATTACCTATAACCCAGGAACTCCGGGAGTATTAAACACGGTAGCATCAAGTGCTAGATTTGCTGACCTAGCAGAAAGGTATGCGGCAGATAGTGTTTACGAAGAAGGTACCGTTTTAGTCATAGGTGGCGAGGCTGAAGTCACTACTACATATATTCCAGGTGATGTAAAAGTTATTGGAATTGTAAGCAAAAATCCAGCATATCGCATGAATTCCGAGGCAGGATCCGACGAAACTCACCCCTATATTGCCTTAAAAGGTCGAGTACCTTGTAAGGTGGTGGGTCGTGTACAACGAGGCGACTTATTA